AGTGTTCTTTACCGCACGGTAGTGCAGAACACCTTACGGATGATGGCCGATCAGCGTTACCTGCCCGATGAATTCTTGATCAATGTTGCCCATGATGAAGCCGAACCGGTCTACGAAGCGGTAACTTCTGATATGCTGCGGGTGCGCTACAAGGTCGATATCGAAACCGGCACCATGGCACCTTTGACTGAACAACTCGAACGCGAAGATGCGCTGGCGTTGTTCAATTACACTTCACAACTGCCCGAAATCGACCGCAACGAAGCGATCAAGGGGTTGCTCAAGGCATTCAGGGTGTCTGATCCCGATAAGTATTTCAAGCAGCCGGCGTCAGTGGAAACACAGAAGCTGGCAAGCATGGAAAATGTGATGTATCTGCTGCGCGGCTTCCAGAGCAACGTGCTGCCTGAAGAAAATCACCAGGAACATCTGGAAATCCATAAGCAGATCCAGACCATACCGGAATTCCAGCAATTGCTGCCAGCGCAACAGCAGCAGGTATTGCAGATTGCCCAGCAGCATATGCAACAGCATCAGCAGTTTCTCCAGCAGATGGCGCAGGGACAGGGCCAGGGCCAGCAGCCAGCTGCGGGCCGTATTCCCGGCGTGCGTGAGCGCAGCGGCAGTGAAGGCAATATTGTCTCGCTGGTGCGATCACAGGCGCAGGAGATGTCACAGGCGGTGCAACGCGCCCCAGGACAGAATTAAAGGCTTATGGTTTTCCACGACTTTGAATGTTCGCAATGCGGCCTGGAGCAGATCGATGTAGCCTTCGATAGCAGCTCTGCAGTGCGGGCGACCGTGCCTTGTGAGTGCGGCGGCGAAGCATCAATGCTCTTTGGCCGCACCAATATGATACATACCAGCCATTCTGGCATGTATGGCAAGTACCATGTCGGGTTTGGTGAAGTGGTGCGTGATTATCACCACAAACAGCAGTTGTTGAAGAAATACAACTGCATCGAATCCGCAGATCCGGTGGGCGGCAGTCGTTGTCACCGCGACGGCGAACTGCACGCGCCGAAACCCAAGCTCGACGGGCCGCAAGCAGCCTTCGGCATTACGCCCGAAGCTGCTGTTGCTGCCGCCGAAAAGAATCTGGAGCAAAACGATGACTGAATCTGTGCTGGATGTAGACTCCGTAACTGACGGTGGGACACCTGACGCGGGCGCAGCGGAAACAACGACCTCGACTGATAATGAGGTGACGCTGTTTTCAGATGCTACCCTGGACTCAGCTCCTGACGCCACCAATGGACACTCTGCCGATGCATCTGAAGTACCGGACAACGTCGACCTGCTGAGAACACCGGCAGACGAGTTGCCCGAAAACCTGCAGCCTCTGGCTCCACTGGCGAAGAATCTGCAGGCCCAGTTTACCCGTACGCAACAGGATTTGCGTGAGCGCGAAGCGCAGTTGGCCCAGCGTGAGGCGCAGATCCTGGAGCAGAACAAGCAGGCGCAGACTCACCAGCAGCAATGGGCAGATCGAGTCCAGCAAAGCGTCTATCCGCAGACCGATCCGGTGCAGGAAATGCGCCAGAGTCTGACGGATGATGAAAACCGCGCTATTGACACGGTGCAGGCTATTGTTCAGCACCAGGTCGGTAGCGAGTTGCAGACGATGCGCGGTGAACTCGATGCATTGCGGCAGGAGAACCAGAAGTTGCGGTCTGGGTATTCTGGAGTGCATAATTATGTCACTGAACAGGTGCAGCATCGCACCAGGGGTGCCGTAGCCGAAGCCATCAATAAATATGGTGAGGATGTACGTAACTACGGACCCCAGATACTGCACATGCTCAAGGGCGATGCCCCGCCCAACCCGCTGACCGGCAAACGGTATACGGTGACGCAGGCGTATGAACAGATCACCGGCAAGACGGCACAGCAGGCGGCAGGATTGCGTCAGGCCGATAAACAGGCTCGACGCACCAGCAAGCGGGCGGTTGCAGCTAATGCGTCAGTGGATACGTCCGAAGATGCAGGACCGTTAAGTGAGGCAGAGGTCTTGAATCAGATGCAGGCTTTGGGATTTGAATAAACTTAAAAAAACAAGGAGTTAAATAAGGTGGCATCTACATCTACCACAGAAACGTGGGATGCGGCGTGGACATTAACACTTCGCGCTCATAGAAAACGTCTCACCGATAATTTTTTCGATTCTTATCCAACCTTAAACAGCTTGAGGCAAGGTAACGCCCTCGAAGTTGAGAGCGGTGGTAAGGAAATCCAGGAAGACCTCCTCTACGGTGGTAATACGGCTGAGTTTTTCTCCGGTTATGATGTGCTCAACACGGATAGCGTCGATGGCATTACGGCGGCGTTTTTCCCGTGGCGTTATTGCGCCGTGCCGATCACCATATCGATGACTGAGGAGCAGGAGAACAAGAAGTCCGATGCTGCCATGAAGCTGTTGGCGGCAAAGACGGAACAGTCGGTGTTGACCATGTCTGACCAGATCAACAACGCGCTGTATTCGGCGCAGACCGGCAAGTCGATCCTGGGATTCCAGGACATCATTGCTGATGCTCCGTCGAGCAGCCCCACCACGCTGGGTGGAATTACCGTCAGTGGTAATAGTTGGTGGCAGAATAAGGCCAACAACGCTACTTCTGACACTTCGTTCCAGACCATCTCCAACAGCCATTTCTACGAAGGCATGTTGCGGATGGCGACAACGTGGACCGATACCTCCGAAGGTAACCAGGAACCCACGGCGATCTTTACTACCGCCGCGATTTATTCCGATTACGAGGAGATTTTCGAGGGAACCGGTTACCAGCGCCTGTCAAGCAAGGACAAGCCGGGTGTTGATGGTCGTTTGCCGGCATTCCGTGGCGTCCCGGTGCAGTACGACCGTGACTGCGGTACTGGCAGGATGTATTTCCTCAATACTCAGTATCTCAAGCTGAAACTGCAGAAGGGTATGGAGTTTTCCAATACCGATTTCTGCGAACCCTCAAATCAGATGGCTAAGACGGCATTTGTAATCGTCGGTTTGCAATTGACCACCAATAACCGTCGTCGTCAGGGTGTTATCTACAACATCAACGACTAATTTTAACCATCCGAGCCTCAAGCCAATGAGGCTTCACAGCTCGCCCATGAGCGAAGGAGAAAAAAGAGATGGCATATCGTAATTCCAATTTTGGGGTTGGCCGCATTGGCGGCGAAGGCGTAGGAAGCAAGGCAGGGCAAAGCATTTTTGCTGAATCGTCAACGCCAAAATATGATATTGGCGAAAAGCTCGAATTGTCTGATGGTCGCGTTTTTCGCTACGGGTATACCGCAGCGGCAATAAATCGCGGATTGCTGGTGTCGCAGGATGTTTCGGCTACCGCCATTGTCGAGAGCGACGGCAAACTGACCGCCGCATCGGCAGGGGCAACCGAAGTGACTTATACTGATTCTGGTACGGTTGGCAGTGCAACCCTTAATCAGTACCAGGGGGGTTATCTGCATATCACTGATGATGCCGGGGAAGGTTATCAGTACCGGATTAAATCCAATACTGCGGCCTCTTCTAACGCCATCACATTTACGCTGTACGATGAGTTGGAGGTTGCGGTGACAACTGCTACGGATGTTGCCGTTACTGGCAATCTCTGGTACAACGTAACTGGTGCTAGTGCTACTGATTATATCCTGGCCGGGGTCACTCCGATCACGTTTCAGGCGAATTATTACGGCTGGTTTCAGACGGCGGGACTTGCTACGATCCTGTCTGATGGGGCTGTGGCTAATGGTGCTAATTTGACTCTTAGCGACGGCGTAGCCGGTGCAGTGCAGACCAAAGACGCCGAAACCGAGCCACTGGTCGGTTTTGCAACTTTTGCTTCGGACGATACCGGACATGTCGGTGTAGTTCTGCAGGGGTTGGTAGCGTAAGTATTTCACCAGGGAGAGCGGATCAGTCATTGACCCGCTCTCCCGTTTCCCGAGGTTAACGATGCCAAAAGTAAACGAGGGTACTCAGCTCAAGCCGCAGCCAACACCGCAGGGTGTTCCGGTGCCGCCCGAAGCAGAAGAATTTGTCGAAGAAGCTCCTGCCCCGCGACTCAATACCAGCAACGTGGTGCAGCAGTTTTTAAATGCTTCGGATGAGGAAAAAGAAAAGATCCGTATTGCTCTGGATCTGAATAAGACTCATGCGCGGCAACGTCGCTCACGTACGACCAATAACGATGTGCGTAACACCTCGAAGGCGTTTGGCGAAGTTACCCATCATCCCGATTTTATTCCTGACCCTCCTGACCGCATCGCGCAGCGCGGCTTCGAGGCGGTTGAGATCTGGAAGAACCGGTGGCTGGAGGGCAACGGCAATAATTTGAGCGAATATGACCTCGATCAGATTGCTGCCGCCGCACATCAGTAGTGGCAGATTTTGATGGTGACGTTACTGTCTTCGGCGCACTTAACGCGGCGACGTTTTATGGTGATGGAACCCAGTTTTCCGCGCTGGCAGCTCCGCAGCTTACGACTACGGAGCGCGATGCGCTTACCTCCCCGTTTAATGGCCTGCTGATCTACAACACCACTGACGATAAGATCCAGGCATACGTAAATGGTGCCTGGACAAACATGCATTGACAAATCTACAGATCATTCAACTGGCGCTGCAGCGAGTCGGTCTGAACACTACCAGTTCGACGTTTAAGGACACGGCTCGTGATTATCTGAATTTGGTTGCGAAGGATGTATCATCCCGCGCCAAATGGTTCTGGATGTTCAAAAGCTCGAATTTTACCGTCACTGCCAGCACTCAGACCTATAGTCTGGCTGCAGACGTAGCCGAACCGCTGTCGTTTCGCAACAACTCGCAGGATCACGTAATGCTCATCATCGACTCGCAGACGCTTGATGCGGACGACCCTAACCATTCGCAAACCGGCGACAGTCGCTACGTAGTGATCGAGGGCATTAATGCATCCACCGGCTACGTCGATGTGGCACTGTATCCGACACCGTCTAACAGCAGTGATGTGATAAAGTACCGCTACTACGCCTTTATTCCTGACTTCGATTCAGACGATGATTCGGATTCGATGGACCCGTATATGCCGCCGTTGGTGCAACCAGCGCTGGTCTTTGGTATCGCGGCGTTATACAAAGAAGAAAAAGGAGATGACCAGGGTGCGATGGTGGATCGGCAGGAAATGGAACGGGTCATTCAGCGGGCGCTGGCGCAAAACCGCAATATTCAGGGCAACCGCTCTTATCGCCGCCGCCGCGTTGATGACGGCATGGGGTACGGTTTTGCGTTTCAGGTCGAAGAAGGAACTCTGAGCTAGATGGCGATTACTGCCAACACGGTACAGTATGGTCCCTGGTCAAAAGGGGTGCGTTATGATCAGCCCGCCGAAGACCTGGGCGCGAATGCGCTTTACTCGATGACCAACTGCCGTATCGGCCAGGCTGGTGAGGTCGAGAAGCGCAAGGGGTTTGCCAAGTTCAACAGCTCATCCCTCAATTCGGATGCCACTATTACTGCTGTTGGACAGGTAACGCTGGCGGGGACGGAGAAAACCTTCGCTATTGCCGGCAATAAATTCTACGACGTAACCGGCGGCAGCGGCACAGATCGAACCGCCTCGATAACGATTACGGCTGGCAACGACAACGTCTTTGAGTGGGCGCTTGCAGGTTCGACGCTGGTGCTTACCAACGGCACGGACACCGATTCGCTTACCTGGACCGGCGGGACTAATAACATTGCCAACCTGGACGATGACGGTCGGTTTACCAAGGGCAAGCATATTACCTATTTCGACGGACGTTTATGGATCGGCAACGTCAACGGAGCAGCTTACCAGTTGTGGAGAAGCAGTGTTGGAGACATCACTGTATGGGGATCTACCGACTACTACAACTTCGACCATGATATTACCGGGATTTCGCCGCTGGGAAATGCATTA